AAAGCATCTTTCCACTGTCATCTGATTGTTTGCAACACTGTGATATTGGCTTCAAAACCTTTTGAGCAGCGGCAAGTGTGACAAGTGTGTTTATTAGGAGACGCGAAGTTCCTTTCGTTTAGGGATGGAGTCCGATATTCACATTTAGTCGGCTAGATGACATGACAGGAGCCAAAGGCTCCAACCATAGGTTGGTCGATCCACCTATGGGGTGTTTCCTAATGTCTGCTAGTCACTAGACTAGAATCTTACTGCTGAGTTATCAGCGGCACTGAACAGTGTAATCGTGAATCGTATCAAAATAGACGCTTCAATTTTAATGGCTAAACAGCCAGGTCATCCAGATCAGGTGCTAAAACCCAAGTTGGTTGGGTTCTCTACTGAAGAGAGGAAAGTTGCACCAGAGATTAAGAGAGGGTATACCACTTCTATCCCATCAAATAAGATGAAAAGTGGATCACGGGATGACTCTAGTACAGAGAAGAAGCGCACTGCAGAACCAACGACTGCAGTTCATGAAGATTTGACTGATTGTCTCTATATAACAGCTGGTGAAGTCCAGGAATTTGTTAAATATAGAGTTTATAATCATTCTGAATTAAATACGATAGCTCACATAAAAGGAAAAGCGGTTTGTCAAAATCACGTTTTATATGATGAGCCTTTAGACACAATTTTAGTAAAGGAAGAGTTTGGATCATTTTTCGGGTCTTTGTTGGTTATGGTGCTGAATTATGGGTTCACTCTCTATAGACAAATAACATTTGGTCAGTTCTATGGCGTAATATTTTTATATGCTTTAGGAATGGCTGCCACGTTGTTGGCCAAATCAAATCATGAGCAATGGTGTATTGATGAGCTTCAACTTGAAGACTACTATCAATGGAGATATCCTATAATTGCTTGGCTCTTGACTATTGGTGTTGTTTGTTACCTTTCATTCTGTGTATTTATTAATATCCTGCACATGATCTCATTCAAGATAAGGCCAATTATTCAGGCAATCATGGATGGGTCGAAATCATGGGGCTGGATAGTCAAAGATTGGTGTGTGAAGTTTATCCATGCATTGCCTACTAAGGTAAGGGCGATCCACAAGAGGAGAGTAGGATGGACCAACGGTGCTTTGGATAATCGGATGCCTGATGCTATGAATCTGGAGTCTTATATGTCGTATCTACCTGTGGATGAGGTGATTGTTTCTTTTGATTATGGTCATGGATGTTTCACCTTTCATCATGAGGAGAGTATATATATTTGTCCAGTTTTGTCGCGTTGGCTACTCCAAAAGTTTCACACGCCAGAGAGGATGTATGCTAGTGGGAGGGTTCAGTTGCAGTCATTGTTGGTGCGATTGTCTCTCCCGTTGCAATACCCTTCTTTAGCTTACAATTCTTACCTTGCAGCGTATTGGTTAGTGAATGCTAAGGTAGGTATGAATTTGTGGGCAGAGAGCGTCCTCCCTTTAAACGTCAGAGACCCGACTTCCTAAAATTTTATGGATATCGTTGCAAAGAGTTCTTGGTAGAGCCTGCGCCGATATGTTCTAAGGAAGTCGGGAAGTTTCAGTTTATTAATTTTTGTTACACAGAATTACATGTTAGGAAAACAGTTCTTGGGGCATATGTAGATGGTTTCGCATTACTTACACCAGATGATCATGATGTGTGGAATTGGGTCATCTGTTTTAGAAACCGGCTTTTGTTAGATATGCCTCCTTTGAATAAGCAAGTATACCGAAAGTATGTTCGATCTGCACATAGAACGCTTGATAGATTATTTGGGCATTTGTATGGTATGACACCCTGGAGTTTCAAGGAGTGGTTAGATCATAGTCATTATAATCAAGCGGAAAAGAAGGATCTTTCGGATATTTTGGACAATTTCTATGGCCTCCCATGGTTCAAATGTAAGCCCTCAAAACATGATACTTTTATGAAGAATGAGGATTATTTGGAACCTAAGGCCCCGCGCTCAATTAACCCGCCTCATAAGTTAACTAAGGGGAGATATGGCCCATTGGTAGCTACCGTTGAAGCTGTTGTTTATTTATGTACTCAATGTATGAAGTCATTACAGCCAGAATTGAAAGTTGAACGGTTAGCTTACATGGGTGCTTTCTTTGCCTTTTGGTTTTCTAATGATTATTCTAAATTTGAGGCGAGTTATCATAGTTTATTGTACTGGGATTTAGAGTGCTGGATATTGACAAGATTTCTACCTGAATGTAAGAAGATGTTACGCCAATATGCGTTTATCTGTTCTGGAGTTCAGGGTTGTTGTAACCCTGATCGTACAGTTGGTATTACAGTTGAGGGTAGAAGGATGTCTGGGGAAATGACTACTGCTTTCACCCATTTCCTTTATAATTTAACGCTTAATCAGTTCGTAGCTGAAGAGTCGGGTCTCAGGTGTCTAGGAGCATATGAGGGTGACGACTCAGTTGTGGCGTTTTCCGGCAAGCCAGATTTCTCCGTCATGGAGAAATTGGGCGTTAAAGTTAAAGTATCCCCAGTTGATTTGATCCATATGGCTAGTTTTTGTCATATTGTCTTTCAACCGGAGTCGCATCATCGTGTTAGAGACCCGAGAGAATTGTTAGTCAAGCTTGGGTTTACTAACTCTAAATTCATGTTGTGTAAGAAAAGTAATATACGCATGGGTTTATTAAAGGGCAAGTGTTTAAGTTATTTGTATGAACTACCTTGTTGCCCTATAATAGCCCCCTTGTGCTTTTGGTTGGTTTCATTGCTTTCTGGTATCGATCCTATCATTGAAGTTGATGGGTATAGGAATAAGTCCTATCGCCAGAATGTTCTAAGCAATGTTCCCCGGGTTAATATACAGTTGGTAGATAGATATTTTGTGCAGGATTGTTATGGGGTATCAGTTGAGATGCAATTAGAATGTGAAAAGTCCATTGTTTGCATTTCGGACCCGCGTGATCCCCTACCTTCTGTTTTCGCTGATGTAGTGGCAACCCACCCCAATAGTAAGTTCTGGATGGACTATTGGGATAGGGCTGTGCACTAAATGCTCCAGGGAGTTTCTTTGGGGTTGCTAAGTCGACCCTAAGGTTCTTCTCGCCGTAAATAAAAGTAACCTTATAAAGTGTCCACACTACCCGTGAAGTGTGGGTCACATATCCCTATGGCCC